GACTATAGTCTGGGTTTTCAAATAATTCCAACATTGCATATACAAAATATCTACGCTTATAACCTTCGTAGTATTCTCTAACCATGCAAATTTTTTCTGCGTTTTTAACAGCTAAATCATAATCTAAAATCTTAAATACACCATCATTAAAATCGGTGTTTTTTGATCCAGACATTCTAGATCTGTTAGTTAAAATAGCATTTGTTTCATTATGACCAAAACCGTATTTACGCTTAAAGTCACGATACTTAATATAGTCCTCAAGACCTAATTCGCAATAACCTTGCATATATTCTTCAGCAGTCCAGTTTTTAGAATTAGTATTTAATCTATGCACATCATCAAGGTTAAGATTTCTAACTTTAATATAATACACATCTTTTTTTAATTCTTTTGCAGCTTCAAACCGATGCTGTCCGTCAATAATTTGATTATTGTTATTTACTATGATTGGAACTTCTATATATTTTTCTGACATAGACTCAGTAAGTCTTTTTAAATGCAGTTTGTTTATATTTCTATTACCATTCATATGTTTAAACATAGAATAATCATTGGTCTTTAAGACTTGATTTACTTCTTTCATACTTATTTCTCCTTAATGTATTTTGGTTTTCTAGACCATCGTTTAGGTTCTTTATCTTGTTGCAAACATTCCATAAACTCTAAAGCATATGGAGTGTACCACTCGATAAAGTCTTTATCATAGTTGACCAGTTCAGTATGTGTTTCATTCGGTGTCCATACGAAGAAATAACAAGCGTCAGTTTTCGTACAGCACATTTGAAGTTGCATCTGAAACCAATATCGTTCTGGTATACCATCATAAATCTGTTGTGTGAACGGGCATTTAATCTCTACAGGAAGACCTCTAAGATACGCATCTGGTGATGCACCAAAAGGTAAACTATCATGTACGACTAACTTATTACCTGATTCACATATTTCTGATTGTTCTAACTCGAAACGAGAGAGAGCAATATGCTCATGTGCAGAGCCATAAGCTGTCATCTCATTTCCCTCAAATGGAGGTTCTCTAAATGTGAGTTGCCTCCATAACTTTTTACGCTCATATATCGCACCCCATGCTCTAGATGCAGTGATGATATTATGTCGTCTATTATCTTTAAGATGTTCTGAGTTCATTTGCAAAATCTCGTAAATGTTCTTTTTCAGATGGGTTCATTCTAAAGAAGAATTCTTTAAGGTTACCTTCTTGATGTGCTTTTACCATACCATCTTTAAGTTCTTTTTCTTTCTCTTTAGACAACGGTTCTATCTTAACTTCTTGTTGTGCAATTGCATTACCAACTTCTTCTGCAGATGCAACAGATGTATCTATACCAATTCCAAAGTTACCAAGCGCACGACCAATTGCGCTTGTCTCACAGTTCTCGATATAAGAAGTCTTGTTGATGAATGTAGAACCTTCTTTCTCATACGCATGACCTACTGCAACAATTTGATTGTTTACTACGATCTGCGCTCTGAAGACACACGTTCCCATGTCGTTAGATAACATCTCTGTTAGAATAGACGCATCTTTATAGTTTTCTCTAAAGTATCTAATACGTTCATTAACCTCAACGTACTCTTTACCTTTAATATTTACTGATTTTAGTTTAGTCATTAGACTTCTCCTGTTGTTCTTCTTCTTGTAATTTTGCAAGAGCTGCATCATTTTCTGCTTGGAACTCTGCACTCCATTCCTGTAACAATTCTATAAACTTATCCATACCAACACCCCCAATCCAATAATACATACACCGTACACAATTAGATCTTGACGATCTTTGCGTTTCATTTCTTTTTGATAATCTTGACGTTCTCTCCAATGATTAAACTCTTCCATACTTATTCTCCTTGTAAGTATTTAATATATGTTTCTGCGTGATCTTCTGTATCAAACGATTCTAAGTATAGACCATTTTCAAAGACCATATAAATTTTTTCTTCATCATCATATTTAATGTCGAATACTGCAGGTGGTTGTTTCTCCAACCACCCATCATAATCAGTCAACCAACTATCGTATGTTCGTGTCATCATTCTCTCCTTATTTAACACGTTTTTTAAATGCGATCCAATATGCTTCATCTATCGGTAACTCGTATGAGGTCTTAAGACCTTTGAGTTTGAAGATAAGTGAATCGCCCTGCAAGGTAACTATAATGTTGCGATTACCTCGTTCGAACTTAACTACGTCTGTTTCTCTTGTTACTGGTTTTGTAAGTTTTGTTGCCATTTCTCTTCTCCTTATTTATTTAACCTACACAGATATATTACTACACCTAAAAATTAATTGCAACCCCTTTATTAAATTTTTTTATAAATATTTTAATAAATAGTTATTGACTTTAAATTTATGATCATATAATATGAACACATCTTAACTGAGGAGAGGAAAATGAAAACACAATTTAAAACAGTAAAAGAATTGCCATCATTAGAAGAGATGCAAAAGTTTGTTGGTGGTTATGTCGAAGCGTTAGAATTAAAGAATGGACATACTATGTATGTTAATGAAGAAGGTAAATTAAATGATTTACCATATAATCATATGGCAACTGCATTTTGGGTTGCAAGTTGGGATTTCTACGAACCAATTGTAGGAAATGTTTTATATCATATTAAGGAGAAATGAATGAAGTTTGAAGACGCAATAAAATTATTCAATAATAGTGCGAGGGAAATGGGAGAGACTCTAGGTGTCTCCCAACCTGCAGTTCAGTATTGGAAAAAGACTGGACAGATTCCTAAAGTTCGTCAACAACAGATCGAGTTACTTAGAAAAAATTCTGGTAATAAAGAATACTGGAGTGATGGTAAGAAAGTTAGTAAGTCTGTATTTTATAAATTAATGAACTGGTAGGTCTATGAAATGGTATGAGTATATTGTGCTAGATGATGATGGTGTTCCTATTCGTCAATTCACTAACATAAAACTTGCAAAAGAATATACTCGACTAAGACCTGAATTTAAAATATTAAAGGTATCTCATGATTGGATTGAGGAAGTTGGGGAGTGTTTATTTTGAGAATTAGAAACTGGGATAAATTTCAACACTATAAACGTATGCACAGCAAATATAAAAAACAAATGGTATGGTTAAAACTATACGGTGGGGATATTTTAAACGACAAAGATTGGTTTAAATTATCAGATACAAACAAAGCAATTTATATTGAACTGTTATGTCTTGCAAGTCAATTTGAAGGCAACTTGCCTGATCTAGAAACTGTTTCTTTTAGATTAAGAAGGACAGAACAAGACTTAGAAATTGCAATGAAGGACTTAGCTCATTGGATTGAAGATGGTGTATATACAGTGTATATACCAGAAGAAGAAAAAGAAAAGAATAAGAAAAGAGGTTCGTCAAAGAGATTTGATGATTTTTGGAAATCTTTATTACCTAACAGAAGAACTAAAAAAGTAGTTTGTCAGGAAAAGTGGGAGACTCATAATCTAGATGAGAAAGCAGATCTCATAATAAAATGGATTAAGAAAATGAACCTAACAAAAGAATGGAAAGAGGGATATAATCCAGGCCCTGAAGTTATAATAAATCAAAAGAGATGGGAGGACGATGTGATTCGCATTGATAACTATAGAGGTAAAACGTTATGAGTGTTGGGGAGATGAATGTTGAACAGATGATGGAGCGTATAGTTGTTACAAAAGATGAAATTGATGAAGCAACTGGAGATTACATTGTCACTGACTACAAAGTTAAATCTACAGATGGGTATCTTGAACAACTAAAAAAGTATTATAAGGAAGATAGAGGTACTGGTTATTCTTTGCCTTGGTCTAAACTTGAAAGTAATTTTGGTATTAGAAAAGGAGAGCTTACAGTTTTTACTGGAGTATCCGGTCATGGTAAAAGCATGATGTTATCTCAAATAAGTTTGTACTTAATGCACATGACTAAAGTTCTTATAGCAAGTATGGAGATGAAACCGGTACTTACTCTTTCACGCATGATTCAGCAAAGATTAGGTGACCCAAACCCAACTGAAAAATATCTAGAAGAGTTTTGTCAATATTATCAAGACAAACTATACATATACGACCAACAAGGAGTAACCAATTCTCAAGATATGTTCGCAATGTTAGCTTATGGAAAGCTTGTACTTGATGTTGATGTTTTCGTAATTGATAGCCTTATGAAAATTTCTGACGTACCAGAAGATGGCTACGAACAACAAAAAGTTTTTATTGATCGACTTGCATCATATTGCAGAGATTTAGACATTCATGTTTTTTTAGTTTGTCATACAAGAAAGATGTCAGATGAACATCAAACTCCAGATGCAACAAACATTATGGGATCAAGTCACATAAGAAATTTGAGTGACAATATAGTTTTATGCTTTAGAGATCGAAGTGTAAGCGAAAGAATAGAGGAAGGAGATGAGGACGCAAAAGATTTACCAAACGCTTATTTGTATGTTCAAAAACAAAGAAACTATACTTGGGAAGGTAGACTACCATTATGGTTTAATGAAAAATCTTTAACTTATAAGGAGACGAGATGAGTATAAATGATATAGTAAAAATATTAGTAAAAGAGTTTAACGCAGATACATATCGCATTAAAGATAGAAATGGTGTTGTAATAAAATTTGTTAAGAACGGTATAAATATGGAGGTGCAAAGTGAAACTAAAAAAAACACTTCATGTAACGGATAAGAGTGACTACTTACAAGTTGCACTTGCAATGGTTACATCTTTAAACGAAGGAGTCTATGACATGATTATTATGGACAAAGATTTTGCAAGAAGTCATGATCAGAACAGTTTATTATGGGGAGTAATTTATAAAGGACTTTCTGATACTACAGGCTATTCACCTGAGGAGTTACATGATTTATGTAGATCCAGATGGTTGGTTGATGAAGAAGGTGAGTTAATGTCTACTGCAAGTTTAACCAAGAAAGAGTTTAACGATTACATTGACAAAATTATTAACTGGTCTAAATCGTTAGGAATTAAACTTGAAAAAGTCTGAAAAGGAATATCTTGAAAAACTTGTTGAATTTGGTTGTGTTGCTTGTAGAAAAGTTCATGGTGTATATACTCAACCAGCTATTCATCATATACGAGCAGGTATGGGAATCGGGCAACGGAACAGTACGGAAAATTGTTTGCCACTTTGCCCTTCACACCATCAGACTGGCGGTTATGGTGTTGCATTTCATGCCGGAAAAAAAGCATTTGAAGAAAAATATGGAACAGAACTAGAACTTTTAGATTGGTTGAAAGAGAGGTTGTGATGTTTGAATTTTGTTTGATTGTTTATTTAACAATGGAAGAACCAAAATATATCGGTAACTTTGAAAGTTGTGCAGTTGCTAATTTGTATGTAGAAGAGTATTATAAAGATGCACCATACACTGTATGTTTGCATGAAGATTACATTGTATTGCCTGATAATTTTGTAAGGAGAGAGGTAAATTATGAGCGATAATTATTTTCAAAACGAAGGTAACATTAACAAGGTTGAGAATTTAGATCTGTTCGGAGGTAATGAACAATTTGATTCTAGTCTGACTAACACACAAACTTATTTAACAAACCAAGCATATGAGTGGGAAGGTATGTTGGAATACGACAATGTATTTCAAGAAGGCCCTGAATATTCTATTACATTAAAGTTTAGAAACGAAAAAGACTTTCTCAAATGCAAGGAAGAAATTAGAGATAAGTTGTATGATGGTCAAGTATATCTAAATGGTACGCAAGACAAAAAGTTTAAACAAGCATGGTATCCACTAAGAGAACAACCTAGTGATCATGTATATATCTCAACTAATCCTAAGAATCCTAGATTTCCAATCTACATTGTTAGTAAAGGTAGATACGAAAACAATCCAACAAGTCGTGCATTAATGGAAATGAATGTACCATTTCGTGTAGTCGTGGAAGAACCAGAGTTTGATGATTATGCAAAACTTGTAGGGGAAGAACGTTTACTGGTATTACCTGAAAAATATAAACAAGAATACGATACATTTTGGGACGACAAAGATGGTCGAGTAGGGCCAGGAGCTGCAAGAAACTTTGCATGGGATCATTCTATAGGAGAGGGTCATGACTGGCATTGGGTCATGGACGATAACATAGGACACTTCTATAGATTTAATAAGAACGTTAGATCTCCTGTAAAAGACGGAACATTGTTTTATGCGTGTGAAGATTTTGTATTACGATATGAAAACATTGCACAAGCAGGGCCTAACTACACAACTTTTTGTCCTCCTGCAGAGGGTAGACCACCAATTATGATGAACACAAGAATCTACAGTTGTCTGTTAATTAGAAATGATATGCCTTATAGATGGAGAGGTAGATATAATGAGGACACTGATCTATCATTAAGAATGTTGAAAGATGGTTTGTGTACAGTACAGTTTAATTTCTTATTACAAGGGAAGATGGGTACACAACAATTAAAAGGTGGTAACACTGAAGAATTTTATGCAAACGAAGGTACAAAAAACAAGTCTCAAATGTTAGAAGATATGCACCCAGACGTTGCAAGTGTTGTATACAAGTTTGGTAGGTGGCATCATCATGTAGATTACACACCATTTAAAAACAACAAACTAAAAAGAAAAGAAGGTATAATCATTCCAGATAGTAACGATAACTATGATATTATCAAGATAACTAAGGAAGAATATGGGAAAAGGATCAGCACCAAGGCCAATTCCTGATCCTAAGAAGTTCGAAGAGAACTGGGACAGGATATTTAAAAAGAATGAAAACAAATCTAAATCAACAGACAAGAAAAAGACTGACTGAATTAGGTTATACAATAGAACTAATGGAAAGATGGTGTCCGTTCTCTAAAAGAAAACACGATGGGTTTGGCTTTGCAGACTTTATTGCAATCAAACGAGACGAAGTATTATTAGTACAAGTAACATCTAAAAGTAATATGTCTTCAAGGCGCAAAAAGATAACAGAGCATGAAAATGTTGGTGTTGTTCGTGAGTCAGGTATGAGAATAGAATTATGGGGATTTTATAAAGAGGGAAATAGATGGCAAGTCAAGATAGAAGATTTGTCGTAAATTGTATTCAACATTTCAGGATATGTAAATGCAATACGAATTATTAATGGACTACATGGATATGTGGAAACGATATATGAAACACGATAACCACAAACTTGGGTTTCCATCACGAAGTATAGGCATAAATAACTCATCATCTACATCATTTGATGATATGATAGAGGAAGCAGATAACGAAATAGTAAGAACAATAAGCGCAGTAATAGACTCACTAGACAATGAACAACGTAAAGCAATATGGGCAAGATGGTTAGGAACAAAGAAACCTATGTATTATGAATTAAAACTACAACTTGCAATCGACAATTTATTAACCATTGTAGGACGTAGATTAGATTTGTGATTGACTTAAAATCGTTTTTCCTGTATAATTTAGTCTTGGTAGGAGAACTCAGCATATAGATTCCATGACGAGGATCTCTCTCTCTTCTCAATCTCCTCGTCAGTCTCCAGAAAGACCCACTTCGGTGGGTTTTTTCTTTTAAAAGGATTAATTATGGCTTGTGGTAAAAAACATAAAGGTAAAAAAGGTTACGGAAAAAAAGGTAAATAATTATGGCAAAGGGATTGTATGCAAACATTCACGCTAAAAGGAAACGTATTAAGGCTGGATCTGGAGAGCGTATGCGTACTGCAGGAGCAAAAGGCGCACCAACTGCAAAACAATTCAAACAAGCCGCAAAAACTGCCAAACCTCAGAGATCTACTAAAAAACGTAAGTGATTGTGTATGAATGACAGTCTGGGCAAATAAAGTTAAATGGTAGACGATAGTCCTTGTAACGGTATATGTCGTATGAAAGATAACAGATGTATATCATGTCATAGAGATTTCGAGGATCTAGCACAATGGTTATATATGTCTAGAGAAGCAAGATTGGAAAGAATGGAACAACTTAAACGAGAACGAAATGGCAAATCTTGAGGAATTATTACAACAAGCACTAATGAGTGACGAAGAACAGACTAAACTTGGTTTATCTGGATACTTCGCAAATGAACTTGGTGACGTTGGTGGCGCATTAAATAGTGACTACAGTCAAGCGATGCAATATCAAGATATGGTAAGACAAAATAGTATGCCACAAGAAGTGTTGAAGTATAACGATATTCCATTAGATCAAGATCCATTCCAAGCGTATGGAGGTAGAATATCTACTGGTATACCTATGGGATACGGAGAAAGTCTTAACTTAGGTTTATCTGCAAACGCATTTAACAACCCATATTTTAAACAATCATTAACACCAACTGGTGTAGATGCAACTTATCAGTCAGGTAATACTGGTTACGGAGTAAGTTACGAACAATTATCACCAGATCAAAAGAAATTATTGTTTAGTATATTTAGAGAGTTTTAATATATAATAAAGGAATGTAATGACCCATTTGGAGTTACGATATGACAGACAGAACAGACGCACAAAAACAACAATTAGAAGACGCTAGAGAGAAGGCTCGAGAAGTCAACAAGGGAAATAATTATTCCAGTAAAAACAATAGGTTACTGAATGATACTCTGAAGCGTATAATCACACAAGATGATGCAAAACGTGCAAGAAGAATCATGGAAGCATTAGTTGCAAAAGCAGAAGATGGTGACACTAAAGCAATAGATATGGTCTTAGATCGAGTAGAAGGTAAAGTCGTTCAAGAGAATAAACTATCTGGAGACAGTGAACAACCATTAATTGTTAATGTAGTTACAGGAATTGATGACGAAGGTTGATAAAAACACTGGTTACAAACCAAGAGAACATCAAAAATTAATCCATAAGGCGATTAAAGAACATCGTTTTACGGTGGTAGTTGCTCATCGTAGGTTTGGAAAGACAGTTAGTGCAATTAACCAGTTAATACATAGTGCATCTAAATGCAAAAAGAAGAATCCTAGATTTGCATACATTGCACCAACATATTCACAAGCAAAACGTATTGCGTTCGATTATTTAAAAGAATACACAAGACCATTAGATGCAATAGTAAACGTTGCAGAACTCAGGGTAGACTTTCTAGATGGACGAAGAATATCTTTGTATGGTGCTGACAATATTGACTCTCTTCGTGGTATATATCTCGATGGTGTCATAGTTGATGAGATC